CAGGCAAACTTGGCAGCTGTTGGCACTGTCGGCGCTCACGGACATGGCTTTGTCAAATCCTTCACGGAGCATTGCATCATCATTGGCATGGTCAGCGCTCGAGCGGATCTTAGTTACCAGCAAGGCCTAGATCGCATGTACTCCCGCCGCACTCGGTGGGATTTCTTCTGGCCCGCGCTGGCTCACCTCGGCGAACAAGCCGTGCTCAACAAGGAGATTTACGCTCAAGGATCTGGCAACCCCACCGTCGACGGCGGGGTGTTCGGTTATCAGGAGCGGTACGCTGAGTACCGATACAAAAACTCTCGAATCACGGGTCAATTCCGTTCAAATTTCGCACAGACGCTCGATGTCTGGCATCTGGCTCAAAACTTCTCCGCTCTCCCCGTCCTCAACTCTACTTTTATCCAGGACGATCCGCCTATCGACCGCGTCATCGCGGTCCCAAGCTACCCGCATTTCATCTGGGATAGCTTCTTCTCTCTCAAGCACACGCGGCCCATGCCGATGTACTCCGTTCCGGGTCTCATCGATCACTTCTAGGAGGCAATCATGGCATGGCTCGCGCCTATCGCTTCCATCGGAAGCTCTCTTCTTGGAGGCCTGTTCGGTAAATCCGGCGCCGACAAGCAAAACGCGACGAATATTCAAATGTCGCGTGAAACCAATGCGTTCAACGCTCAACAAGTCCAAAAGGAAATGGACTTTCAAGAACGCATGTCGGGCACCGCGCATCAGCGCGAGGTGGCCGATCTGCAGGCCGCAGGCCTCAATCCTATTCTATCAGGCACCGGAGGTTCCGGTGCCTCTACTCCATCCGGAGGCGCTGCCTCCGGTGTAATGCCCAATGTCGTCAACGACATGTCTGAACTAGCAAACTCTGCCCGAGATATCGGCACAAAAATACAACAAACTCCGCTCATGCAAGCACAAGTAAATAACGCTAAACTAGAAAACGCACGCGTAGCTGAGCAAATCAAGCAACTGCAAATATCCAACGCCCAACAAGGCGTTCTTACGCCTCTTTATACTGAGGCAGGCAAAGCCGTAAATTCTGGCATTACTAACATCAAACAGATGCTCGGCGTTCCTAAGGACGGCGACATCGTACAAGGCGTCCTCGACGCCGCAAAGGGCGCTCCCGGCGCCCTCGCCAACGGCACAATCTCCGTTACCAACTCGGCGCTCAATCAAATTGCCGAACAAGGTCAAAAGGTTGGCACTAAGCTAGCCGATGACTACATGGGCAATTCTCAAGCCCGCCAATGGTGGAACGGCAAAAAATCATTCTGGGACAGCATCGTTGATGCTTCTAAACCAGATCAAAACTCTAACTCTGCTAAAACACTCACCTCTGAGGCAGTACGTCAGTTCGGTCTCAAAGAATTAGCGAAGCGGAAAAACAAATGAAATTCCGAACTCAGTACGACGAAAACTACAACTCTCAAATCTTCGACACAGACCCCGGCGAAGACGAGGGTCTTGTGCAACAACACATGCGGGACGAATGCGATATTAACGTCATTATGGCCCGCTACGCGACCACAGGGGAGCTTACCCACATCGGCGGTATCGCCGGTGAATTCGGCGACTTCTCTGAAGTCCTCGATTACAAAACGGGCCTCGAACGCCTCATGGAGGCTGATGCTCTATTCATGGAGCTGCCCGCTTCTATTAGGGATCGCTTTAACAACGATCCCGCGAAGTTCCTCGACTTCGCAACCAACTCCGCAAATCAGGATGAGCTGCGGACCATGGGCCTTGCGCCCCCGCTTCCTGCGCCTCCGGAACCCTCACTAGTGAAGGTGGTGCAGGAAGCTGACGACGGCGATAAGCCGTCGTCAAAACCTCGTAAAAACCCGCCTTCGGGAGACCAGTGACCACCCCTTGTTCTTAACTGGTCTGACTGACACCAAAAGTCAGTCTAAAAACTCAAAAGGAGCAGACAATGCGACGTCAGAAAATCTCCAAAAAACACTCCAAGAAGCTCTTCCGCCGGACGGCTTCGCACACACACAAAAAGAACGTCAAGCCAGGCCCCATGCGGGGCGGAATTAGGCTTTGACAAATGGTCTGCACCCGACCGATCGAAGGTTGGCGTGCACCTGGTGGTCAGATCGTCTTTAGCAAAAAACTAGGATGGTCTGACAAACCGGTCACAGTCCCTTGCTCACAATGCATGGGCTGCAGGCTCGAAAAATCCCGTCAATGGGCAATGAGGATCATGCATGAAGCATCCCTCTACGAGAAAAATGCATTCCTCACTCTAACTTACAAGGATATGCCACCGGACGAGAGTCTTGACCTAATACATCATCAGCTATTCATGAAGAGGCTGAGGAAAAAACATGAGGGTCGGCTTATACGTTACTATCACGTTGGTGAATACGGCGACACTACACATCGGCCCCATTACCATACCATCATCTTCAACTATGACTTTGAGGATAAGCTATACCTCAAAACTACCGAAACTGGGTCAAAACTATACATTTCCAGAGAACTCGATGCTCTCTGGTCTCACGGTGATTGCTATATCGGTAACGTCACTTTCGAAAGCGCTGCCTATTGCGGCCGTTACGTAATGAAAAAGTTGACAGGCAATCGTAAATCAGAATACGGGAACAGGGAGCCTGAATATTCAACCATGTCACGAAGGCCCGGAATAGGTGCCCCTTGGCTGGCCAAATACAAGACCGACGTCTTCCCTATGGACGGCTGCGTCTTCAACGGAAAAAAAGTTCGGGTTCCGAAAGCCTACGATCAACTTATGATCGGCAAAGAAACTAAATTGGGCGAATGGAAGCCCGATGCTACGGGGTTCCCGGTCTGGTACCCTTCTCTTGAGCGAACCGATATGGATCGCGTCAAGGGCAAAAGAACTCGGAAAGCCTCAAGGCACACCGAAAATCAAACACGCGATCGCCTCGATGTGATCGAGGAGCTCACGCAATTACGCGTCGATCGCCTAGCTAGGAAACTGCAATGAGAATTGAAGGCATCTATTCCATCTGGGATCGCAAAGCCCAAGTATCCCTTCCGGTCTTCTCGTCTCGTGACGACGTGACCGCGTCACGCACCTTCATTGAAGCTGTGATGACCTCTGAGACCCCTATATCGCAGTACCCTGCCGACTTCGATCTGATCAAACTCGGCAATATCGATCTCGATACTGGACAGCTCACGCCTATCTACCCCTTCGACATACTGGTTAATGGCCTTGTAGCCCTTCAGGACGCCCACAGGACGCGCGCGCGCTATCAAGCGATGCTCCAGCCCTCCGAGGCCCCTGAAACCTCCCCTGAGGCTTCCTAGCCCTCAGCAACTATGGGCGGCCTTCTCGGGGTCGCCCTTTTTTTCATCTTGAACGTAAGTGGGGAAAAAATGCGCTCTGTAATGTCGCACTCATTCGCTCAGGTTCCGAACGCGGAAATTCAGCGATCGACCTTCAACCGTGACCACGGTTACAAAACCACCTTTGACGCCGGCTGGCTCGTTCCCGTCTTTATGGATGAAGCACTTCCCGGCGATACCATGAATCTATCGATGTCCGGCTTTGGCCGGCTCGCGACGCCGATCGCGCCGATCATGGACAACATCTTCATTGAAAGCTTCTTCTTTGCGGTCCCGATCCGCCTTATCTGGGACAACTGGCAGCGCTTCAACGGCGAACAGCGCAACCCCGGCGATAGTACGGACTTCCTCGTCCCTCAGATTACCAGTCCTGCGGGCGGTTATGTCAATTCGTCGATCCACGACTACCTTGGCCTTCCCACGCAAGTCGCTGGTCTCGCGCATTCGGCGCTGTGGCACCGCGCCTATAATCTCATTTGGAACGAATGGTTCCGCGACCAGAACCTTCAAAACTCGGTGGTCAACAATGTTAACGACGGCCCAGACGCTCCTACTGATTACACCCTTCTTCGCCGTGGCAAACGTCATGATTACTTTACATCGGCCCTTCCTTGGCCTCAGAAGGGACCGGCTATTTCCCTCCCTCTGGGCACATCAGCACCGATCCGAACAGGCCCAAATACTCCGATCGCTTGGGGCACTTCCGCTTCCGGCGGTACCGTCCCTTGGACCAATGCCGGTGGTGTTGCAAACAGCCCCACCAACGCGTCGCCTATCACGGCCGGGCAGGTTTCATTCGGTCCTAGTGGAGCCCTCTTCCCGAACCTCACAACCGATCTTACGACCGCGACTGCGGCCACGATCAACCAGCTTCGGCAGGCCTTTCAAATTCAGCGCCTCTACGAGCGCGACGCACGTGGTGGCTCGCGCTATGTCGAAATCCTCAAAGCCCACTTCGGCGTCACATCGCCGGATGCTCGGCTCCAACGTCCCGAGTTCCTCGGTGGCGGATCATCCGCGGTCAATGTCAATCCGGTCGCACAGACCTCCGCTACGACCGCGCAAAGCCCACAGGCAAACTTGGCAGCTGTTGGCACTGTCGGCGCTCACGGACATGGCTTTGTCAAATCCTTCACGGAGCATTGCATCATCATTGGCATGGTCAGCGCTCGAGCGGATCTTAGTTACCAGCAAGGCCTAGATCGCATGTACTCCCGCCGCACTCGGTGGGATTTCTTCT